GGCTTGATTGGGCTATGGCAAATGTTAAATCACAGATAGAGTTTGCGCCCGTAAAGATGGTTGCTTACAACTGCAAATGCGGCAGGACTATGAAGTTTGAATCAGAGCATGGTGTTATTGCACCACAGCGCACATGGGTAGGACTGACGGATGAGGAGATAAAAGAAATCGTTGGGTTGTGGGGCGACACACCCATCAAGGGGTACACCCGCAAAATGTTTGACAAAATTGAAGCTAAGTTACGGGAAAAAAATCAATGAACAACAAAACGCAAAGAATCATGGAGGCATTGATGCTGATATATGGCAGTGAGTTGCAAGCCGCAACTATCACTGTGCTACTCAAAGATGGCGACACTGCTGTGCGCTTTATTACAACAACTTTTCCACAGAAGGAGACAAAATGAGCGACCCAACCATTGCCGCATAGAGCCGAGAGGGTGATTTGCTTTTTCAGTTGCGCCAATTGCGTGAAGAAAATGAAAGACTACGCCAGCCACTAAGAGACTACGAAATTGCACAGATTCTTGACCGTGAGCGCATGAAGTGGAACAAGTCACCGCCCACCCATGAGTTTGATTTGGCATTTGCCAGAGCCATCGAAGCCGCACACGGCTTAAGGATACAAGAAATGACTGAACGAGTAATGACGGATGCCAATGGGCGCAAGTACATCACGACTGAGCCGCTATTGCACCCACCAGTAGGCGACATACGCGCTTTGAAGCACCGAATCCATGAACTGGAGGGTGAGTTGCTTGGCTACAAAAAAATAGTGGCTGACCAAGACGCAATGCTGGAGCGCCAAACAGCCCGCATTGTTGAACTGCAAGAACACATTGAAAACTTTGATGGAGAAGATAGATGAAAGAAGAATGGCTATTCCCCGGAGCAATGGTTCCGGTGGATGTGGAAACAACAGCCGCGCTGGTGGTTGAGATTAGGCGGCTGATTGATGTTGTGGGCGGCATGGTTTTGGCGCAATCAGAACAAGATTGCGTGGGTTGGTTTGGCTATGACACGGGAGTTGGCGCTTGGTTTGAAACAAACAAAGGTGATGATGACTCTATTCCGTTATACAAAGAACCACCACAACGCACATGGGTAGGACTGACGGATGACGAAAGAAAAACAATTTGCAATCTTGCTGACGCAGATGATTGGCACGATTTTCAAGTAATGGATGCCACAGAAGCCAAGCTGAAGGAGAAGAATTGTATATAATGAAACTGAAGGAGACTCATTATGAAAATTGAAACAATGATTTTTGAGCATTTGAAATACACACCGCAAGATGGAAAAGTGTGGTGGATTAAACACCCAAGGCGATCAACTGCCAACGGCACAGAAGCTGGCAACATGATGCAAAACGGATATAGAAAGCTTAAATTTTGTGGGAAACAATATTTAGTTCATCGTGTGGCTTGGCTTTTACATCATGGAGCTTGGCCTTTAGGTGATATTGACCACATTGATGGCAATCCAGCAAACAACAAATTGAAAAATTTACGAGATGTACCACATAGCGTAAACATTCAAAATCGTAAATCGGCTACCACAAAAAATAAAACAGGTTTTTTAGGAGTTGTAAAACGTGGAAACAAATATGCCGCCCACATTCATAAAAATGGAAAGCAAAATTATTTAGGTTTGTTTGAAACAGCAGAGCTTGCACATCAAGCGTACAAGGAAAAAACATGAAGCGCAAAGAACTAATATTGCGATTGTCTGCCGGTCGGTACCATTTGAGAACAATGATGGGTTGGTTTGAAATGTTTGAGGACTGGGAAAATTACTTGAAATGTGCCGTCATATTCCATGAATACGATAGGCTGTTGAAAAAAGAACTTAAGGAGCGCAAAGCATGAAAACACCCGAAGACGAAGAGTTCGAGCGCATCGAGCTTGAGCAAAAGAGAATCAATGAAGAGCAAGAAAAATTGCGCAATGAGATTGCAGACCAAAGATTGTATTTACACACAGTCGTGCAGATCACGCGTAATCAAGCAATCGAAGAAGTGGCGCAAGAGATTGAGAAGCTCAAAGGCTTTGGCGAAGACACCATTGCATCATTCACGGTGTACATAAGGAACATGAAGCGATGAAACAATGGGACGGGTTTGATGAATGCGTTATTGGGACCGCCAACATCTGGCGAGATCAAACAACTGTTGAGGTTTTGGTTTATAACGTTGAAGCCATGTTGGAAATTCTCCACTTGCGAGACAACATGGAACAAGATGAAGCAATGGAATATTTTTTGTACAACATCGAGGGGGCTTACATAGGAATAGACACACCGGTTTTAGTTTATAGTAATCCAAATTGGAAAGAAGAATTATGAAAATCAACATAGAAAAAATCAGGATAGACGGCGATACACAATCGCGCACAGCAATACACGAGAAGACAGTACAGGATTACACAGAGGTCTTGCTTGACGGCGTTAAGATGCCTGCGATCAAGTTGTTTTACGATGGCGTAGACTGGTGGTTGGCTGACGGCTTTCACAGATACTTTGCTCACAAGCGTGCAAAGATCAATGAGATTGATTGCGACATCACAAAAGGCACAAAGCGCGACGCCAAGATTTACTCGCTCGGCGCCAATCACGATCACGGCCTGCCTCGCACCAACGAAGACAAGCGCAAGAGCGTTATGACCTGCCTAGAAGACATCGAGATGTGCGATCTCAAAGACAGAGAGATAGCGCGCATTTGCAACGTCTCTCACGTCCTTGTTGGTCGAATCAAGAAAGAGCTTGATCTCAAGAAAGGAATCAAAGACAAACCCAAATTGGTAAAAGTACCAGAGGCTGATGTCGAAGAGTTTGTTGAATACGTTGACGATAAATTGCACGAGCTTGCAGTAGAGAACAAGGCTTTACAAAAAGAAAATCTACAATTGCGCGACAAAATCGCAGTTGGTCAGCTTGATGTAAGTGAAGAAGATAAAATATCGGTCGAGGAAACAATAGAGTCCTTGCGCGCAGAAGTCGAACGCTTACAAGCTGAGCTTGATGCAATGACAATCAGCCGTAACGATTACCAACAAAAAGCCTCGGATGCGATCAACCAAGTGCAATACTGGAAACGCAGAGCAGAGAAGACAGAGAAGAAATTAAAAAGCAACTAACCCGAAGGTGGGCGGTATCCCACTAGGAGAAACATGGAACTGTCATTGAGACCCCACCAAGTTGAGGTGGTTCAAAAAATCAACGAAGGCTTTCTTGATGGACACAGAGCGCAACTGCTCTATGCTCCAACAGGATTTGGTAAAACAGAGGTAGCCATTCACTTGATGCAAGAAATTGCAAAAAGTGGCAAACGCGTTGCGATGGTGATGGATAGGATCGTGCTAGTCAATCAGACCAGTACGCGCCTAGCCCGCTACCAGATACAACACGGCGTGATGCAGTCCGACCACTGGCGCTACCGCCCTTACGAGCGCATTCAAGTTTGTTCTGCACAAACCCTCGAGAAACGCGCCGAGTTTCCCAACTTGGATTACATCATCATTGATGAGTGTCACGTTCAGCGCAGGAGCGTGGTTAAATTCATTCAAGACAATCCAAACCTGAGAGTTGTAGGCCTTACCGCCACCCCATTCACGGCGGGGCTTGGAGACGTCTATACGCACGTTGTGGGGGCAAGCTCAACAGGTGAGCTTATCAATAAAGGATGGCTCACCCAGCTCAAGATATTCATCGCAAAAGAAATCGACATGACAGGCGCGAAGAAAGTCGCAGGTGAATGGTCGGCTGATGAAGTATCTGAGCGGGGCATGAAGATCACAGGGGACATCGTTACAGAATGGATTAAGAAGACGCACGATATTTTTGGCGGTCCGCGCAAGACCGTTGTGTTCTGCTCGGGTGTAGCGCATGGCAGAGACCTTGAAAAGCAATTCGAGGCGCAAGGATATAACTTTAAATCCATTTCTTACCTCGAGGATGACGATTACAAAAGAGAAGTGATCGAAGACTTTGCGCGCCCTGATACGGCGATTCATGGCCTCATAGCGACCGACATATTGACCAGAGGATTCGACGTCCCAGACGTGATGATAGGCGTGTCTGCAAGGCCGTTCTCAAAGTCGTTCAGCTCTCACGTTCAGCAGATGGGGCGTGTTATGCGTCCGTTTAAGGGAAAAGAATTCGGTGTTTGGCTTGATAATTCAGGCAATTACCTCAGATTTCGGTCGGATTGGGACAAGCTATTCACGGAAGGCGTGACGGAGCTGGAGGAGGGATCGGCTGAGAAGGCGAAGAAAGAGCCGACAGAGAAGGAAAAGAAAGACTCAAAGTGCCCGAAGTGTTTTGCGCTTTGGGTTGCGGGCTCGTCAACTTGCGTGGTTTGCGGGCACGAGAAACCGATTAGAGGCGTGTCAAGCGTACCTGGTGAGCTCCAGGAATTGACTGGAGCCAGGGACATGAGCTCCGTTAATCAGGCGTTTTACTCTGAGTTACTGCATTATGCGCGGGTTAGAGGATACAAAGAGGGGTGGGCAGCACACAAATACAAAGAAAAGTTTGGCGCTTTTCCGCGTGGTTTGAGGAACGAGCCCGCCATGACAACACAAAAAACTGTTAACTGGATTAGATCGAGACAAATAGCATGGGCGAAAATGCAACGAGTATGAGGTTCGAAGACTTTGCTTACGAGCATGGGCTAATCATTGATAGCCTCACAATGGACAGATGGACACGCGTTTCTACCCTTGATAAACCCACCAAAAAGAATGGCGCGTACGTTTTTGATGGGCATGGGGGCGCGGTTATTAACTTTGCAACGATGGATAAACACGCGATATACAAGTCAGCCAAGCCTCAAGTGATCGACTTTGCAAAGATCAAACGGCTCGATGAGGAGCGGATCAAGCGTCAGGAAGAGGCCAAAAAGAAAGCCTCTTATATCCTCAAGCAAGCCATCCCTGATCGGCATCCATATCTCGACCGCAAAGGGTTTCTCGATAAGGGTTATGTGTGGAAAAACCTGTTAATAGTTCCAATGCGGGTGGGTAAAGCGCTCGTTGGCCTCCAAATGATCGACGCAGAGGGCCAAAAGAAGTTTCTATCGGGGCAGATCACAAAGGGCGCAAGCCTCGTGATCGACAATAAAGGCCGAGATATATTGGTTGAAGGGTATGCGACTGGGCTATCAGTGCGCAGGGCTTTGAAAGAAATGAAGGTGCGGTACAAAATCCACATCTGTTTCTCAGCCAGTAATATGCTCGAGATCGCGAAGTGCTTGGATAATCCGTTTGTGGTGGCGGATAATGATCCTGTTGGTGTAGCGACAGCCAAAAAAATAGCCTCTTGCTACTGGGTAGCATCAGAGGCGGGATTGGACTTCAATGATTACGAGTTAAGGGTTGGGACGTATCAGGCGGGAAAGAGCCTCGCGCCACTTCTGTAAGTTTCGTGTAAGTGGTAATATTACCAATTTGCGTGGGCAGTTTGCACAGTTGATGGACTGGCAAACCCCCAGTTGTTCGCATCGTGTTAGTTCCAATCTAAGTCAATGCCTCTCATGTATAACACGTTACCAGTCTTGAGCTTGATTCGATTGAAGTTGTATTCGTCCTCATTCTCATCGGGTAAGCATATTGCGCCATCCAAGTCGCACGCGGTTAAGTATTGAACATCCACCCCTTCATCGGGATAGATAACCCCCTCATAAGCGGGTACAAGATCGCCTCTAAGGGCTAAATCGTCTCTCATTCTTACTCTCATTCTACTGACCTCCCAAAATAAATCGCGTCTTTCCAAATATTGTAAGCATCGGAAAGCCTTGAGTAATGATCCTTGTATACATGGTGAAAATCGCCATCAGGATCGGTTAAAAAGCATTCTATGACGTTACGCGGGCAGTTGCCCACGTTGTTCGTGTAAGAATGGATAAAAGCCTCGTCGAATTCATTCATAGCACCATGTCCTTTCCAGTTTCATCTTCAATGATGTATGTAAATCCGTGTCCAGTCTCGTCATAATCCCATGTGTCATCTATTTCATGGGCTTGTGCGATAGCATCTTGCATCGAGTCGGCATGGATCAAATATTCTCGCGTTATTGTTTCTTGGATGTAGTATTTCATTCGCCTTGCTCCTTCACCAGTTGAGAAATATAAAAGCCTGATTCGTCAAAATGATCGTGACCATATTCGCTTGCCTCTTGTGCGCTCAAAAATGGCCCATGATATGTAAACCCATCTATCGGGTTGCCGTTAATTACAATCCACTCATTCATCGTTTTGCTCCTCTTCATTTACTTCGCGCTCAAGTTCGTCCAGCCACGCGTTTACATAAAGGATTTCAGGAAAATCCGTCCTGATTTCAGTTGATCCATCGTTCCAAGTAATTTGGACGGCATAAGATACAATTTCTCTATCCATTTGTGTTCTCCTCTTGCTCTTCATCTACATTGATGTGAATTACGCGAAAGCCTTCGAATATCTCAATGACATCGAAATCTATCCCTTCGCGATCTAATATTTCATACACTTCTTTTGCAGTCATTTGCCACCTCATATTGAAAATACATTGAAAAATTCACTTTGTCGTAGTTGGTTTGATTGTTGGGCGCGTCGTAGACTGATACAGTCATCAGCCCATCGTTTTCTTGGTCAAAAAAGTTGAGAGTGTGCTCATCTAAGTTAAACCACCAATCACCCTCTTTTGTGATTTCTTGCTTGTATGCGTTCCAAACAAGCTCAACAGCGCGTTGAATGTTATCCATTGTTTGCCCTCCCAAGCTCAAAGCCCGCATAAAAAGCAATTGAAGTGTCTTTGAGGTGTGTGTAATACTCACTGGGAAAATCGTCCCAATTCGGGTTAATCTCAGTCTCCATGCGGATAAACTGCATCACAATATCGTCAGGACATTGTGATATGCGGTTTGTGTAAAGGTTGTAAAACGCTTGCTCAGTTGGTAATAGTTCCATTTTTTAGCCTCTTGCTATGTAGTTGCACAAGACGCGCTCGCGCGCGTTTCGGGTAATCAACCCCTCATCAGTTGTGCTTGTTCGATAATCTCGCGCACCCGCTCGCGGTCGACGCTATCGCCCTCGAATGGTAGGGTTTTGTCCTTCATTCTCAATTTAATAGCTCGCTCAATCTCGCGGTCGGTTGCTATCGGATAAATGCCCTTTTTAATTGAGTAAAAACTCTTGCAGTATTCGAAAAAATCCATTTTTTAAGCCTCCTGATTCACGTTTAAATCCACAAAATGCACTCCCCACTCGTCAACTGGTTGCCAGTCTGCAATTGGCTTGCGCGTCCCATCGTCCCAAATAAAAACCTCGGCCTCTTGGTCAACGTTTTTGAGTTCTAGGATTAAATCTTTTACTTTCATGATTAAGCCTCCAATGCGTCCAAATATTCGCCATAACTGCCCGCCTCGGCCTTGTCGAGCGTGTCCGAGGGTTTGACATAGGCGAAGTAACCAGAGCGCCCAATATATTGCATGGCTTCCTCTTGCGCTTTCCAATAGGTCTCGAATTCGGCTAAAAATTGGCCTTTGATGTTAAAAATTAAGTATTTCATTCTTCGCACTCCTCAATTGAGTCAAGTTCAAAATTATCAGAAAATGAGATGTCCTTATCATTGAACATAATTTCACCCATTCTCAGCAAGTCGCGCAATTCGCCCTCGCTCTCGCATTCAATTGTTTTTTCGTAGTAAACGGTTTCATGCGCCATTACGCTGAATTTTTTCATGAGCGCGCCTCCAGTCTTCCACGATTGAACAAAGTAATAGCAATTGAGCGAAAGGCGGGCGCCTCCCGCTCCAACATACGCTCAAAGCGCGCCAATGACCAAAATCCGCGCTCGAATTTATAGCCCGCTTGTATGTAGTCGTTTTCTGTGTGTTGCATTATTCGGCCCTCAATTGTTCAAGTTTTGTGCGCGCCTGATTGATGGCCTCATGCACCATATCGTCAAAATACCCGCCTGATTCGGTTATAAACTGGCGCGCGTTATCGTATAAATTACCGCCCAAGTAATCCGCGCCCAGTAAAACACCCGCTTTGTAGGCCTCAACTCGCACGATAAACCAATAAAGCAGGCCTCGGTCAATTCGGTCGCAAATGTCCGCGATGTTGTCGATTGAATCGTCGAACATATCGCGCGGGTGTAGGTCTTCGGGTGCGACGGATACCACAATAGAAAACCCGCTTTTTTCGGTTTCGTGTATCTTTTCAAAGTATTGCATTAAATTTCTCCAGTAAGTTGCGTAAGACCCGCGTGGGCGGGTTTCGAGGCCTCACCTCTCATCAGTTACGCTTTTCCTAAAATGCACTCTCTAAGCGTTCGCATTTCATCAGGCCATGATTGACCGCAGACATAATTGGCGCCCTCATCGTCCAAGTTGACGCGGTGATAAATGCCGTAAGAGTTCCAAAGTGACAAGGGCAAATCTAAGCGCCTTGAGAGTTTTTCCTTTGTATTGGATCGGCAACCCTTCCCAACAAATCGGAAAATGTCGGCCTTTTGTTTTTCGGTGAGAGCAGATACACCGCCCCCAAATTTTGCGTTGTGGATTGCAATGTCGAGGTTTAAATAGTTTTTCATGGTTTAAATCTCCAGTAAGTTAAACATTCGCAAAGCGTTGGACAAGATCTCTAGGTGTTTTGGCTTTGGTGTAGGTGGATTCAATTTCATCGTCCCAGTAACGCAAAGCCCCCAAATCATCGCCTTCAATGGAGTAAGCCCAATTTGTGCTTAACTCGCATTCATCATCAAATACAATTTTGATTTGAAAGTAAGCACCAAAATCATGGTGCTCAGTTGCGATGGTTGTATAGCCCATTGTCGCGCTCTCGGGTAATGGATAATGCTTATCAATTTGGGCGAGCATTAGTTTTGCTTCTGCTCTCGCCTTGGAGTGATAGTCTTGCTCGCCTACTTGCGCGCATGATTCTTCACTAGGTGTGCAGTCGATCATTAAATAGTCTCTCATCTTTAATACTCCAGTAGTTGCATGAGACCCGCTCGCGCGGGTTTCGGCTAATCAAGCCTCATCAGTCATGCTCGGTTTAAACCTCCTCAATGAATTGTTCAACGTGCGCGATCTTGGCCTTGATGGCCTTGATTTTGGCCTCAGCGCGTAACGTATAGGTCAAGCTCACTCCGCTCATGTAGGCCTTGATTCCGCCAATGTATGATGAGGGATTCAATTCGAGCGCGTGCAGTTGACGCATAAGTTCGTCAATGTTTTGGTAGGCTTGTTGTTCGGTCATGGTTTAAACCTCTAATAATTTCAAAAGTCGATTAGCTTGCTCAATGGCCTTTAATGCTCTCAATTCGTCGCGCTCCTCTTGGGTCATGAATCGGTCGAATAATTCGGGGAAGGCCTCAATCAATCGTTGGGTGTTCTTAGAATCGGCATAAAAGAAGGCCTCAGAGATGCAAGAGGCAAAACTTCCACCACTTGCCATGCGGTGTGCTGATCGGTTGTAAATATCAAAAATGTTCATCATCAAAGTATCCATTGCAATTACTCCAGTAGTTGATTAAACATAAGCGCAATTTTCTTGCCCCTATACTATATAAGCAGACAAGAATCGTGCCAGTGCGTGTAAGTTATTGATTTATAAGGGGTACTTTGTGATTTTGGGGGTTTTGTGGCGCTCGAGTGTTGCAGATGTGCGGTGTCTGCGTTTATACTCATGGAAACGTTACCATTATGAGGACGCACAATGTCACTTGATACAGAAAAGCCCGCTAAAAGAAAAAGCCCGCCTCGACTCTCGAAGGCACAAATAAGAGAGACATTAGATAAGACACCCATCGAGCAATTACTGGGGACAAAACAACCGCTCACACATAAGCAGAGAGAATTCGCAAAAGAGCTAGCACTTGGCACAATGTCCAAGAGGAAAGCATATTCAAGGGTTTACAACACCACCAATACGTCAACACTCGACACACACCCTTACAAGCTCGCCAAAAATGCTAGAGTCTCGCGCGAGGTAGAGGCCTACAAGTTGGCTATTGAGGCGGAGAAACAGCGAACCCCCAGAGAATTGAAGGCCCTCCTAATCCATCAGCTTGTAAAGCATTCCATTGATGAGGATTTCCCACCCGCTCAGCGCATGAAGGCCCTTGAGCTTATCGGTAAACTTTACGACGTGGGCGCATTCATGGAGCGCAAAGAGACAACAGTTATCCACCAAAAGAGCGGAGACATCAAGGCGCAACTACTGGAGCGCATCAAGCAGGTTATCGACGTCGAGGCTAAGCCTAAGCGCTCAGGCGGTGCGTCCCTGCTTGAAGAAATAGAGAGCGGGAAAGCGCAAAGCGTTGACCCCACCGTGCCCCCACCCCCCGACGATGCGAACGAGAGGGCAGGGGATCCTACGCATACTATTCCCCTCACTCAACCATCCCCAAAAAGTGTTGATCTCCCAGAAACCCCCCCGTCACCTTCCGAAACGCAATGAGGTGGGGGGTATATATATCTGGAAAATCGAATAACCCTACTACCAGTAGGGGTGGTAATATTACCAGAGCGCTTGTAAGTTGTTGATTTTATTCAGGAAAAAAATGGGTTTTTGAAGTGAAGATAAAATATACGCCTACGAAGAGGGAGTTGGAGTGGATGAGAAAGCCTGGGAGGTTGACTGAGGTTCAATGTAAGGAGAAGGATATGACGGTTAAAGAGAGAAATGTATTTGATGCGATAGATATGTGGTGGAAAGAGTTTGGGTATGGGCCTTCTTATGATGATATTATGAGGATCACAGGCGATAAGGGTCGTGGTAACGTTCACAGGGTTATTGATAACTTGGTGAAGTTGGGTGTGTGCAAGAAGATCAAAGGCAAGGACAGGAGTGTTCGGCCTGTGTATATTAAGTTTAGCGAGTTGGCATGAACGTAGAGCAGATGGAAGCGGCGATCCAGAACATGCCTCCCGAGATGGCGGAGGAGATGTGGGATATGTTCGAGGTCTACAAACAGAGCTTGAGTGTAGAGAAGGCCGCTGATGACTTTATGCTGTTCGTGAATGAGATGTGGCCTGGGTTTATACACGGACGTCATCATGAGCTGATGGCTGAGAAGTTTGAGGAGATCGCAAGCGGCAAACTGAAACGGTTAATCATCAACATGCCTCCCCGTCATACGAAATCTGAATTTGCTTCCTTTATGTTGCCCGCTTGGTTTCTAGGAAAGTTCCCGGGCAAGAAGATCATCCAGACATCTAACACAGCCGAACTCGCGGTGGGTTTTGGCCGTAAAGTGAGGAACCTTGTTGCCTCTGAGACATACCACAAAATATTCCCATTCGTGAATCTACGGTCAGATAGTAAGGCGGCAGGCCGGTGGTCCACGAATAAAGACGGAGAGTATTTTGCGATTGGTGTTGGCGGTACGGTAACGGGTAAAGGCGCGGACCTACTTATCATCGACGATCCCCACTCCGAACAAGAAGCAGCTCTAGCAGCCGGAGACCCATCCGTCTTCGATAAAGTCTACGAGTGGTACACATCCGGTCCTCGTCAGCGTCTACAACCTGGTGGGGCTATCGTGGTCGTGATGACCCGCTGGGCCAAAAGAGATTTGACCGGTAGGATTGTTCAGTCCATGATCGACAGGGATGGAGAGAAGTGGGAGGTTATACAGTTACCGGCTATCATGCCGAGCGGTAAACCTTTATGGCCAGAGTTCTGGAGGTTGGAGGAACTTGAAGCCTTAAAGTCTGAACTTCCCGCTGCTAAATGGAATGCGCAGTACATGCAGTCCCCCACATCTGAAGAGGGTGCGATTGTAAAGCGGGAATGGTGGAGGGTGTGGGATCAGGATCCCCCCGCATGTGAATATATTATTCAGTCTTGGGATACAGCCTTTACAAAGTCTGAGCGGGCTGACTATTCTGCTTGTACGACTTGGGGTGTGTTTTACATGAACGAGAACCCCCAAGACCCAAATGTGATCCTTCTAGATGCGTTTAAGGCGAGGATGGAGTTTCCTGAGTTGAAACAGGTAGCGTTAGAGGAATATAGGAATTGGCAGCCAGATGCGTTTATTGTTGAGGCGAAGGCGAGTGGAGCGCCGTTGATTTTTGAATTGAGGGCGATGGGAATTCCGGTGCAGGATTTTACTCCCAGCAGAGGAAATGATAAGATGGTGAGAATCAATTCAGTAGCAGATCTTTTTGCGAGTGGTAAAGTATGGGCACCGCCTACGAGATGGGCAGATGAGTTGATAGAAGAGATGGCTGCTTTCCCTAATTCAGATCACGATGACCTTGTGGACTCAACAACGCAGGCATTGCGCAGATTCAGACAGGGCGGGTTCCTCTCTTTGAATACCGACGAGAAAGATGAGCCGATCAATTTCCGTCGAAAAGCTGCATATTATTAAAGGAACATCATGATTGACAAGTCTCTCCATCAAGCACCAGCCGGACTCGAAAGTCTAGCCAACGAACCAATCGAAATTGAGATTGTCGATCCTGAAGCAGTCCACATCAAATCAGGCGACCTCGAGATTGATATGGAGCAGGGCGAAGATGGCGACTTTAATGCAAATCTAGCCGATGAGATGAGTGAAGGAGCTCTGTCAACGCTGGCAGGAGATCTTGAAAAAGACATCAGTATGGATAAGAACTCCCGCAAAGAGTGGGAGAAAGCATACACAGAAGGCCTGAAATTACTGGGCCTTCATATGGAAGAAAGAACAGAGCCCTGGGATGGAGCTTGCGGTGTATTCCACCCCATGATCACAGAGGCGGTGGTTAGATTCCAGTCTGAGATGATTACCGAGACTTTCCCGGCTCAAGGTCCAGTCAGGACTAAGTTACTCGGAAAAGAAACCCCCCAACTCAAAGAGATCGCAACCAATGTCGAAGACGACATGAACAATGAGTTGACGGAAGTGATGAGAGAGTTCAGACCAGAACACGAGAGAATGTTATGGTCTTTGCCTGCGACGGGCTCTGCGTTTAAAAAGGTTTACTTTGATCCCAACCTGGGAAGACAAGTATCTATCTTTATCCCTGCCGAAGATATTATCCTGCCTTACGGCGCGACGGATATGGACACATGCTACCGAGTAACGCATGTGATGAGAAAGACCAAGAACGAGATTTTGAAAT